GTCGCGGGAGATAATTTTGGCATATTCAGGTACCACCAATCAAACAAAGATTAATGTAGATCAATTAATCTCTTATGCCTATCGTGATGCAGGTAAAGCTGCAGAAGAAATGACGCCTGAATATATCAATGCAGGTAAACAGGCTCTTTTCTATATCTTACAAAATCTATCTAATCGAGGCGTTAATCTTTGGTTACTTGAAGATTATTTGATTGGTCCTAGAGCCTATACCCAATGGATGTCTATGCCTGCGGGAACCATCGATGTCAAAGAAGCAAACTGGGTTTATCTTATTAATCCCACTATTGCTGAAGCACTTCCTACTGACAATCTATATTCTCCAAATCTATTTGATCAATCTTTAGCACTTGAAACGCATGCAACTTCTACCACAGGTGAAAATTGGTTTGGTGCTCAGTATCAGCAACAAACACGTATTTTTTATGTAGGCTTTAATGCCTATGCTCCAAGTGGTTCGGCTACTTATAATTTAGTACTTGAAGCTAGTAATGATGGCACAACTTGGTCTACCATAGATCAGCTTGACAGTATAACTTTAGCTGATAAAGAATGGGCATATTACCCAATTAATATCACACAAGCTTATTACTACTATCGATTACGTGAAACTGTCGCAACGACATTTTCTTTAAGAGCTATTCAATTTGCTCAATCGCAACAAGTAATTCCTCTTGCTCGTTTAAATCGCGATGATTATTGGAATCTACCAAATAAACAATTCCCAAGTGGTAGATCATTACAGTATTGGTTTGATCGTACGATTGATCCATCTATGTATTTATGGCCAGTGCCAAATAATAATTTTCAAATGTTCCAACTTATTATTGAAAAACAAATGCAAGATGTTGGTACATTAACAAATCAACTTTATGTACCAGATCGTTGGATTAGCTCAATTCAATCATCTTTATCCCATAAACTTGCATTACAGCTACCTAATATAGATATGGGTCGAGTTGCGTATTTAGAGAAAATTGCGGTTCAACTTGAATCTGATGCAGCCAACGAAGAACGTGATAAATCCCCTATTTACTATCAACCTAATATAAGTTACTACACTAGATAATGACTAACGCATACCAACAAACTTATGATAATTTAATTGCTGATGTTATCTCTTATATGGAGCGTGATGACGTTGGCTTCATAGCTCAAATTCCATCATTGATTGGTTTAGCTGAAGCAGCTATTGCATCAGAACTTAAAACATTTTTACAACTCACTGTTGTTGAAACAACGCTTTCTGCTAGTCAAGTTATTTTACAAAAACCAGCAAGATGGCGTAAAACAATTTCAATGAAAACAAATGGTGCACCTATTTTAATTAGGTCTCAAGATTATGTATCTCAATACCAATCTGAATCTGATGCTGGCCAACCTTTGTATTATGCTGATTATGACTATAATAATTGGGCTATTGCTCCTACGCCTGATACATCCTATCCAATAGAAATAACGTACTATAGTTTAATTCAGCCGTTAGATACAACTAATCAACAAAATTTATTTACACGTGAATGTCCACAAGCTATGCTTTTTGGTACATTGCTTCAAGCACAAGGCTATTTAAAAGCTTTAGACAAACTTCCAATTTGGAAGCAATACTATGATGATTCATTAGCTGCGCTTAAAAAAGAAGACAATGCGCGTCGTGTGGATCGCAATACTACTATTCAGGAACCTTAATCTATGACAACCTTTGTTTCTCCTTTTACAGGAACCATTGTACAACCTACGGATGTTTCTTATTATGCATTAACTTTTGCATCTAATCAAACACTCTATTGGCCTACTGTTGTTAATGATACACAAGTGCCTTTGGCTCGTGTTATGGATTGTACTGCATCTGCAGCATCATTATCTATTACACTACCTGCAGCCAATCAAGGCACATTAGGTGCTGATGTTTTAATTCGTAATAAAGGATCCAATACATTTACTGTAAAAAATAATGCGGGTGGTTCTGTTGTTTCTATTGCGCCTGGCGTTTGTTTATATTTTTACTTAACAGATAACACAACGGTTGCAGGTGTTTGGCAAAATATTACATTTGGTGCTGGAACATCTTCTGCAGATGCAGCAAGCCTCGCTGGTTACGGATTAACTACAACTATTGCAGGGCAACTTGCAACAACAGGTAATATTGTTCAAGTATCAACTTCACCTGCTATTGCTGATTCAAGTCGCGCAGCTACATTTGTTTGGACTTCTGGTTCTGGTAATTTTGCATTACCTAATACCGCAACACTTTCATCCGGATGGTATATTAGTTTTAGAAATGCTGGTACCGGAGCATTAACAATTACTCCAATAAGCCCAGCTACCATTAATGGTCAATCCAGTATCATTACAAATCCCGGCGATTCTGGTACTATTTTATATGATTCATCTACAAATAAATTTTTTACAGTAGGTTGGAATGTTCCAGCTAACGTTACTTTTTCTGCGGCCACATATGATGTAGATAGTATTATTGGGTCTACTTATAGTTTAGTATCCTACGCTCCTATTATTCAAACATATGTTGCATTATCAGGTACTCGTACAACTAATTTAACAGTTACTTTACCTAATATTACTCAACTTTATGTGCTAGTAAATAATACAACTTCAAGTGCTTATAATATTATATTTAGTATTTCGGGCACAGGATCAACATTTACATTGCCCGCCAATACTGTTGCAACTATTGTTGCAGATGCCGGTATTATTTATCCAATTACTCAGTCATCAACTTCTACATATTTTGCAGCAAATGGATCACAAACTAACCCATCATTTTCTTTTACAAGTGATATTCATACTGGTATGTATTTACAAGGTACAAGTAAACTAGGATTAACAGCTAATAGTATATTGATGTTAAGTATTGATAATACGAATACATCAAGTCCTCAAATATCAACACCAGCAACATTAAATGCGGGGCTTATACCAGGCGGAACATTCTAAATGGCTGCAGATCAACAACAGCAGCAAGGACAATCTCAATATAATCAAATTTATACATTAGGTGTTCAACCAGGTATAAAAAGAGATGGTACATTATTTGAATCACGTGAATTTAGTGATGGTGTTTGGTGTCGTTTTCAACGTGGCACACCTAAAAAAATAGGTGGATATAATATCCTATCAAATACATTTAACGGTATTCCTCGTGGCATGATTATGAACGCCTATAATGGTGTTAATTATGTTTTTGCCGGTAATCAAAATGGTTTAGATGTTTTTACTACTGGGCAATCTTTTGGTATTGGTAGTGGCCCCTATTCTGCTATTATGACTACGGGATACGCTCCATTTACGGTAGCAACAAATACCACAACATCTTTTACTATTTCCAGTTCTACAAATTATACATCTACTTTTCCAGCGGGCACGCAAATTGTTTTTTCTAAACTTATTACTGCTGGCGCGTTTGTTGTAGGTACTTCATATACCATCGCATCTATTGGCACAACAAATTTTACTTTAATAGGTGCATCTTCTAATACAGTAGGTGTGTCTTTTATTGCAACAGGGGTAGGTACCGGTACAGGTACTGCAACAACTAATCAAACTGCAAACTCAACAATATATACTGTGTCTTCATCATCTTTTGGTGCAGGTACCACGACTATTAATTTTGGGCCAGCAATTTCTGGAACGTTATCTACAGTATATTTAGCTAATACTTATTTTCAAGCAAATGCAAATTTATTATGGCAATTTGATTATCAATATTCTCCTTTAGGTGGTACTTTAAATTTAATTTCTCATCCCGGATTAAATTTAAATAATATTGACAATGGCATAGCCTCTCAAGTTTATATAGGGTCTACTATTCCTAATGCTAATAATCAATGGATTATGACAGGATTAGCTGATACAAGCGGAACATCTCCCACATATAGACCTATTACCGTGGATGGTGGTGTTTGTGTACTGCACCCATTTATATTTGTGTATGGATCAAATGGATATATTGCCAATAATAATGTAAATGCAGTCTATGCTAATCAAACACTTACAGATTGGAATGGTACATTTGCCAATCAGGTCAACGTAGCTACAGGTAAAATTGTAAAAGGCATGCCAGTTCGCGGTGGTACGAGTTCACCATCAGGATTATTTTGGGCAACTGATAGTTTAATTCGTGTTTCATTTGTTAACAACCCACCTACATATTGGCAGTATGACATTGTTTCTAGCCAAATATCTATTATGTCTTCCAGCGCTGTTGTTGAAATGGACGGATTATACTTCTGGATGGGTGTTGATAGATTTTATGTATATAATGGTCAAGTCAATGTATTACCTAATGATAAAAATGTAAACTGGCTATTTGATAATATTAATTATGCTCAACGTCAAAAAGTATGGGCTACAAAAGTACCTAAGTATAATGAAATTTGGTTCTTTTATCCAAGGGGCTCAGCAACTGAATGTACAGATGCTATTATTTATAATACTAAAGATAAAATTTGGTATGACGCAGGTCAAGCAGAAGGTGCTCAAAGATCAAGTGGATTTACTACAGAAGTATTTCCTTCTCCTGTTTGGGGTGATTGGAATTATAATGTTTCATACAGTGTAGCATATACTGTTAGATCCACACCGACAGGGCAATCTGCTGCGACAGCATTCCAATTCTATTTATCTGGTGACCAATCGGGCGTATTTAGTCCTGGACAATATGTAACACTTTCAAATCAATCTACATCAGCTCCAAAATATTTAATTACAACAAGTCAATTTATTAATAATATGGCCATTGGTATTCCGGGGGCTACTTTAGTTACGGTCGCCACATCATTTGGAACATCTCCAAGTGTGGGTACAAGCGTTTATATTATAAAAGGCGGCTATGCAAT